ATATTCATTTATTTGAGGTTCTAAACTTGGTGCTAACATTATTAAAACTCCTTTTATATTATCTTTTGAAAAATCTGTTATTGCCGTCATAAATTTACTTATAAATGTTATTAATGACCCTTTTAATCCAAATAATTCTAATATTCTATCAAATAATTTAAATACCCCTTTATCTATTAATGATGGTAATGGATATATTTTTAATAATAATTCTCTTATTGGTATAAATAATGTAGGAAATCCTGTTGGTGGTATTACATTAATTATTATTAAATATATAATATACATAACAATAAATAAAACAATTATTAATATAAATATTGGTATTGAAATTGCAGATACTTGATCCAATATTCCTTTTCCTATATTTTTAATTTCATATGATGAAAATCCTGAATTACTATTAGTTGTTGCTGGTCTATATAAACCATCATAAATAGAATATATAAATGTTATTATATGTAATAAAATAATTGCTATTGCAACATTTATTAAAAAATCCATAAAATCCATTATTATTTATTTTATTATTACTATTATTACTATAATTTATTATCTAAATAAGATTTTACACTTCTTGCATAGCATTCAGAATAACTTTTCATATCTTCTGCACTTTTTAATGCACCCGTTTTTGAATTTGGTAATGTAAATGCTTGTTTTGATTTTATACATAATTCTAATTCTTCATTTATTAATTCCATTACTTTTTTATTTCTTCCTGAATTATCATTTTTTAATTCTTTTTTTGCTAATTCTTTATTATCTGTTCCATCATCTACTGTTGGAACTTTATTAATATCATTTTCATTATAACTTACTGTTGTTGATGGTTTTTCTAAAATTTCTCCTGTAATTTTTTTTAAATCATCATAAAATACTCCATATGTAGTTGAAAATGCTTGATTAAATTTTGTTTTTATTGAATCTGTTGAAAATATAATTAATACCATTCGTAAAACCCATGGTAATATACCCCTTTCTGTTAATGTTTTAAATGGAGGTATAAGTGCTAACATTAAAAATTTTAATGGTATTGGAATAAAAAATGGTATAAATGGTATCGGTATTATAATTAAAAATGGTACAAATATTATTATTATCATCCATAATACAAAAATCCACCATAAAAATGATAACATTATACATAAAAAAATATTACTTAATGTTATAAGTATTCTAAATACATATCCTATATAATCACTTGGAAAAAACTCCCAATCAAATAATATACCTTTTATACCAAATGAATTAAAAATGAATATAAAGAAAATATAAATATTTGATAATACCCAAAATAAAAAAACAAATATTACTAAATTAATTGTAAAATCTAATGATGACATTTATTTTTTAATTATATTATATTTATTATAAAACTCGTTTATTAATTTTTCTGGTATTTCTCTTAGATCCACTAATTGTTTATTTAAATGATATTTATCTATCAAATCATTATCTAATAAATATTTATTTCTTTCTATATCATTCATACTCGCTAATTTAAATGCTTTATCTTTATTAATATTTGAATTTATTTTCGGTATATTATCACTTTTATCACCAAATATTATTTTAAATTCTAATTCTATTATCGGACTTCCCTTAATTCTTAAAGATATATCCTTTAATTGCATATTTATTATTGTTGTATTTTTATCATACATTTGTAAATAATCATTATCATTTGTTATTATTATAATTTGACTATTTATAAAATCATCTTTTATTTTTCTTTGAACTAAATATGTAATATCATCTCCTTCTAATTTATCATATTCACATATATGATATTCATGATTTAATATATAATTTTTAAATAAATTAAATATTAATCCGTTAAAATTTTGTTTTTTTGCTCTATTTATTTTATAATCTTTATATATATCATTACGCCAAATATCAGTTCTGCAACAATCACAACAGAAAACTATATTTGATTTAATTGTTTTATATTTTTTTAATAATTTTGCCATATCATTCTCAAAATGACGAAAGAATGATAATATAAATTCTTTATTTTCTATAATTGTTTCACTATTTAATTCTTCTTCATTTCTTCGATTATACCAACTATATGTTGCATAATATCTATGAAATACATAATAACTTTGATCTATTAATATAATCGGTTTAATTGTAGTTAAATTAACAATTGACATTTTTATTTGATAAAATATATATATATAATAAAAATAAATCATTTTTTAAATAAAAAAAATTGATTCTTATTTCATATATATTTATATATAAATATGAATGAAAAACAATTTGATGCATTAAATGTTGTTAAATCTGGTAAAAATTTATTTTTAACTGGTTCTGCCGGTACTGGTAAATCTTTTACTTTAAAAGCAATTATTGATTATTTAAAATTAAATAACATTAATTATGGTATTACTGCTTTAACTGGTTGTGCGGCGGTTTTAATTAATGGTCAAACTATTCATTCATTTCTTGGTTTAGGTATATCACGTAATATTCAAGATATTTATAAAGGTTTATCTAAATTTAAAACTTCTTTAAATAAAATTAAAAATTTACAAACATTAATCATTGATGAAATTTCTATGATGGATGATGAATTATTTACTGTAATTAATAATTTACTTATGTTAGTTAAAAATAATGATTATGTTTTCGGTGGTGTTCAAATGATTTTAGTTGGTGATTTTCATCAATTACCTCCAATTAAAGGCGAATATTGTTTTTTATCTGATGTTTGGATTAAATTAAATTTAACTACTGTTATTTTAACTGAACTTATTAGACAAAAAGATGATAATAAATTACAATTGATTTTAGAAGAAATTAGATCAGGGCAACCATCTGATGAAACTATTGAAATACTTCGAAATTTAAAAGAAACAAAATTTATTAATAAAGATATTAAACCTACACGTTTATATCCTATTAATGTTAATGTTGATAAAATTAATTTTAGAGAATTTCAAAAATTATTAAAAAAAAATAATAATGAAATTATTGAGTATAAGGCATTTTCAAATAAAGGTGATAAAACTGATAATTATAATGTTACATTAACTATTGGTGCACAAATAATGGTAATTCGTAATATTTCAATTGTTGATAAATTATTTAATGGTACTCGTGGTGTTGTTATTGAATTAAATAAAGATGTAGTTATTATTAAAGATATTTATGATAATTTACATACTATTCAATATTATACTGATTTAAGTCAAGATAAAAAACATAGTATTTCATTTATGCCTCTTAAACTTGCTTATGCAATGTCTATTCATAAATCACAAGGTGCGTCTATAGATTATTTAGAAATAGATTTAGGAGATGATATATTTATTAGTGGTCAATTATATACTGCTTTATCTAGAGCAACTAACATTAATAATATTCGAATTATTAATATTTCAAAAGCTTCTTTTATGCAAAATAAAAAAGTAAATAATTTTTATGAATTAATAAAAAAATAAATATTTTCTTAATATAGAATTAAAAATATTTATAGATGAATAATGTAAATCCACTTGATGCTTTTATACGCGGAGGACAAAAATATTATGGAGGTTATGAAGATGCAGAATTTAATGGCGAACCTAACCCAGGGGACGTAGTTGGTGATGCTGATCTTGAGGTAGATGCTCAAGATGCTGATATGTTTGGTGGTGCTTTACGTGAAGGTTATGATTCTTATGGTATTTATAATCCTGATACTAAAAAAACTGTTGGACGATATGTATCTAAAACTCCTTCTAATGCTGCCATGAAAGCTGCCCGACGTCTTTTTGCTAAATTAGAACTTACTGGCAAAACTGCGGCTAAAGGTAAAAAAGGAAAACCTGTTCCTAAAAAAACCCCTAAAGCTAAAGGTGGTTATTATGTAGATGATATGGATGCTCAAGTACCTATTGCTGGAGGTGCGCGAAAAGGAAATAATGGTGCTGATCTTTTTGAACAAGGAGGTGACACCATTTCATTTTTCTTACGTAAAACCACCCGTGGTTCAACTGTAAGTACTTATTTATTTCAATATTCTGCTCTTTTACGTTATTATAAAAAACCAATTGTTGTACGTCGTGGTGATACTGAAGTAACCATAAAACATAAAGTTTTTGTTACTCGTATGCCATTACCTGAACAAATGCAACAAGAAATGGAAGCTAAAATGAATGCCAGTAAAGCTAAAACCCCTGAAGGAAAAGAAAAGAAAGCACTTGCTAAAGAAAAAGAAGTTGCTAAAAAAGCACTCGCTAAAGAAAAAGCAGCTGCCAAAAAAGCTGCCGATAAAGAAAAAGAAGCTGCCAAAAAAGCACTCGCTAAAGAAAAAGCAGCTGCCAAAAAAGCTGCCGATAAAGTTAAAAAAGAAAAAGTACCTAAAGAAAAAGTAGCTAAAAAAGAAAAAGTAGCTAAAAAAGAAAAAGTAGCTAAAAAAGAAAAAGTAGCTAAAAAAGAAAAAGTTCCTAAAGTAAAAGTACCTAAAGTAAAAGGCGGTGCTTGTGGATCATGTAGTATGTTTTATTAAATAATACTTAAGCATTAATACTTATTTTTATTTATGAATATTAAATATTATTGGATTAATATTGATAAATCAATGCAAAGATGCACATTTATGAAAGAACAATTTAAAATGAATAATATACCTAATCAAAGAATTAGTGCTATTACTCCAGAAAAACTTGAAGAAATACTTGAAGATAAACCTCCTTTTAATTGTGGTAATTCTATATGTAATTATAATGATCATAAAGAATGTAAGTTTGAATTTTCATGTACATGTTCTCATTTAAATGCTATAAAAGAAGGTTATAAATCAGGTGATGAATATTTTGTTATTTGTGAAGATGATATATTTTTTCCATTTAAAATTGATTATGAAAAAATAATAAAAACATTACCTCATAATTTTGATATATTTCAAATGATGGTATTAGATCAAGAAGGAAATCAATATATTTATAATGATTGTTTAAAAAAAAAAGGTGAAATATTTATTAAATTTGATGATACTAAAAGATTATTTTCAACTGGTATGTATTTAATTTCTAGAAAAGGTGCTGAAAAAATATTTGATTTATTTATTAATAAAATAACTTTAAAATATGATTTTACTAAAATAAATTCAATTAAACAAGCAGATTTTATGTTATATATGTATGTTAATACATATACATCAACTTTTCCTCTTTGTTTGCCAACATTATTTTTTGTTTCTGAAATTCACCCTCTTCATTATTATTTTCATAAAAATGCAATTGATACTATTATTAATAATATTAATGATTATAAACGTAATCATCCTTTTATATTAGATTCTTATGATGCAAATAGTTTCTTTAATCATTATAAAGGTTTAATGAATATAACTTAAATAATCTTTAATGTCTGATTTAATTTATTATTGGATTAATCTTAATAAAGCAACAGATAGACGTTTATTTATGGAAAATCAATTTAAAAAAAGAAATGTTAATAATCATAGAATAAGTGCATATACTCCTAATGATTTAAATTCTATATTAATTGATAATCCACCTTATAATTGTGGTTATCCTGAATGTATTCAAAATGGTTGTAAAAATTGTCCAATTGAATTTGCTGTTTTATGTTCTCATATGAAAGCAATTCAAGAAGGTTATAAATCAAATGCACCTTTTTTTATTGTGTGTGAAGATGATATAGGATTTCCTTTTGAAATTGATTTTAATAAAATGATTAATAGTATTAATATGATTTCTAATGAAATTGATATTATACAAATGATGGTTATTACTGAAAATCATACTAATGTTTTTTATTATAATTTTTATAAAAAAGGTATTATGTTTATTAGATATAATCCTATTACTCCATCTGCAGCTTTTTATTTAATTAGTAGAAATGGTGCAAAAAAATTATTAGATAAATATTTTGATTCAACAACTAATAAATTTAATTTTCAAAAATCTAATTATCTTAAATTAGCAGATGTTTTAATTTTTCAATCAGTTAATACTATTGTTTCTACTATGCCACTTGTTATTCCTAATATTAATTTTGAATCACAAATTCATCAGCATTATTATGATACAATTATTAAACCTGCGTATTTTAAAATAGTAGAAGTAATTAAAGATGATAATTGTTCAAATCCTTTTATTCAAAAATTAAATTATCCACTTGATGATGTTGAAAAATTATTTAAATCATAATTATCATTAAAGAAATAAATTGCTATTAGTTTTTTTCGATTAATTCTTAATTTATCTGCAACTATTAAATTAATCTGTTCATTATCCTTATTTTTTATCCAATCTTTAAATAATTGATTATATAATTCAACATTTTCATTCATTAATGGATATTTATCACCCTTATCTGTTGCTAACATTTGTGCTTCTTCTGCTAATCCTATTATATGTAAAAAATGTTTAGTAATACAATCACGACATCTTTTATTTTTATTTGTAATATGTTCTTCTAATAATATTGATTGTTTTACTATTTGTTGCATATTATATGCAGGATTACTCACTGGGTCAAGAGCACCGCATGTTTTTATATTACAACTTCCTGAGTTAGGTTTATGTTTTTCTTTTTTTGTTTTCATTTGTACATATATTATGAAATAACATAATACTAAAATTATAATTAATAAAAAGAATAATAATATAAACTCTAAAACTTCCATAATTCTTCTAATAATAAATAAGCAATAAAAATTAAATTTGTATTTAATTTAATCCTAATTTTTATTAAAAATGATTTATCTTATTAATATAAATGTCGTCATACTAGATAATGGCAAATACTGATAGCAAAGTTTGCAAGTTCAACTGCATCTGCAATCGTGATGACTGTTCATTCCGTCATTACATTACAAATGTTGATGAACGTAAAGCTTTTAAAATCGTATTGGACACTGTCTATGATAAGACTGTACACAATGAAACCGACCCTGAAGGGGTTAGGCGTCGTGTTTGCTTCTATGGTCATTTGTGTGGGAAAAAGGAATGTGGATTCCAGCATTTCTGCAACTTTGATGGTCGTGTCTTGATTCAAAAGGCATGGTATCGTCAAAATAAGCGCAATGAGTCGCTCGCGTTTATTGATGAACTCAATGAAAAATATTCATTGGAAGATTCGGAAATCGAGAAACTTAAATCGCTTGTTGGTGGCAAGAAGTAAATAGTAAGTGGAAAAAGAACAATTAGTTATTAATAACTTTTTGTTCTTTTTTATAACTTTAAATTATAAATGATTATAATTGAATCTTTTTTTATTGGATTTTATTTATTATTTATTTATTTATAGTTTTTTTAATTTATTTATTAATAATTTTATTATTAAAATTTTTTTATCAGGATTTTTTAAACATTTTTTTGGATATTTATTAGGTATTCAAACTTTTTATTGTAATTATTATCGTAATAATAATAATAATAATAAATATTATATATCTCAACCAAATAATATTTTTATTGAGTCATTTATGGAAGGATTATTATTTCTTTATTTGGCATTATTATTATCTAAAATTATTAATAATAATTATATACTTATTTTTATTATTGGTTTTACTGTTCATATATTTGCAGATTATATTGGATTACATGCATTATTTTTAGCAAATAATTGCATTTTAGAAAAATAAAAAATGATTGTTAATTTTACTTAATATTATTTAAAAATGAGTTCTGATAATCTACCTATAAATCATCGTAAAAAATGGTCTATTAATGAAAATAATCAATTACTCAATGAAATTAAAAATAAAATCCCATATTTTAAAATTGCAGATATTCATAAAAGAACTATTGGTGCAATTAAATATAAATTAATTAGAAATGTAATTAATGATATGGAAGTAATGAGAATATGTAATTTAAATTTTAATTATCATGATCCACCTATCCAATATCTTTCAGAAATTACAAATCTTACTGTAGATGATTTATTAAATGGTTTTGCTAAACTTAAATTTGATTATAATCCATTTATTGTTAATTTTGAAGATAATAATTGTAATGAAGTTGTTGAAAATAAAGTAATTAAAATTGGTTTAACTTATTTATTTTCAATATTATTATTTATTGCTATGATTTATTTCTATAATTTATTTAATGTAACTTCAGATGGATTAGTATTAGACCAATAATTTTTATTTGCTTTCATTCTTGTAGGTTGTACTAGTGCAAATATAAATGTAAACATCACTAATATCAATGATATTATTGCAAAATATATTATAAATTCCATGCTAACTGTTCCTAAATTATATAAGAATAGACATATTACTAAAATTATAGCAATACAACATATAATTAAAATTAAATTATACATAAAAGTTATTTGTTTTTTAATTGCTTCAATTACATGTCCAAATTTTGTTTTTCTTAATTTATTTAATTCATTTAATCTTGTTTTTTCAACATAAAGTTTGAATAAATAATCATTTGTTCCTTTTGAAAATGATTTATTATTTGATACATGTATTGATGTACTTATTTCAGTACTTAATACTAAATAAGCACCATTATAATTAAATAAATCAGTACCAAAAAATTCATTACTGAATTCTCTATGATAATTATTATTTCTTAAAATCCTTGCATTTTGATCTAATCTTGTTATACTATTAGGGTCTGTCTTATCTTTTCCTTTTCCTGTTACAATATTAAATAAATTACTATCTATTCTCATTTGTTGGTTAGTTATAAAACCATATGGAAATGTAGTTACACTTAAAGAAGATGATGGTTCAGTACTTGCTATTGCGAATCCTTCATTAGTAAATTTTTCATATAATCCAATATGTCTAAAATTATAATAATATACTATTGTTACAATTATTAATATTATTAATATTAATATATAATATGAATTTTTAGCATTATAATCAAAATTAGGTAATACAGTTATTGCAATTGAAAAAATTATAACTGCAACTAAGAAAATAATTATACTACTTGTATAAGTTTTAATTTTACTGTAATAATTTAAGTATTGATTATAATCAAATGTTGTACTATTTAAAACTTCTAATGTTTCATTAAAATTAGTTCTAACATCTTCTAATAATACTATTCGATCTATATAAAAATCTTTATCAGTAATAAAATCTTTTGCAGCAATTGATGTAATACCTCTTAATGATTCTAAGTTTGCTTTCATTTTGTTAACATATGTAATTAAATTACCACTTATACCTTTAATAGTTTCAGATTGATTTTCTGCGTGTAAGTCTAAGCTAGAATTATTTAAATATAATTCTCTCACTAATATTTGAATACATGTATTACAAACAATACAATTATAATAAATTTTTTGATATAATAAGTAACCATATATATTTTCAGTTTTTGTTGTTAAAACATCAAATATAATTTTTCTAAATCTTTTTTTTCTTACTTCTGCATTATTTTTTCTATATATATTTTGTCCTGTTGCTAAATTAGCATTTAAATTATAAGAAGTTTCAGATGTAGTAGGGTTATATTCAAATTGATTATTATTTATTCGGGTTGCTATCGCTGATCCTCTATCAATTATATTATCATTATCAAATGTAAAATTAGTAGGTAATAATAATATATCAGTAATATGTGGTTTATATAAGTCAACTTCATTTCCTGTATTTGGTGTTAATTTTTTTTGTGGTATTGAACCTCTTAATGAATTCATAGGTTCAATTTTAGTAATTGAACCATCATTTACAGTAAATTTTAAATCTGCAATTGTATCAGTAAAGACATTTTTAAAAATTCCAGTTCCAATATCTAAATCAACTAATTTCGGATTCATTTCACTATTATAAAAAGTATAATCTTGATTTGCACTCAAATTTGAAAAAAACTTTTTGCCTCCAACCTCAATGTTAATAATTTTTGGATTTGGAACAAATTCACCTGTTGAAGAATTTATTCTAATAGTTGCTTTTGCTGATTCTCCGCCTTGAGCACTAGGATCATTTGCAGGTAATTTAATAATAAATGGATACTCAACTAGTGTATTAGAAGTTGTTGCTAATTCTTGTATTTTGGTATTATAATATGCATATGCGTCTTTATTATGATAATATCTTTCAAACATTTTTAAATAAAATGTAAAAGTAGGTTTAGGGTTACTAGTATTTTTTACGCTAAAAACCCCCATTCGCATTTGATCAGATTGAAGAACAGTTACGGTATCTATTCTAATACGCATATCTCTAACAGAATCATTAAGTTTTGTAATATCAAATCCAAATTGTCTATCTAACATATATATCTCAAGATATAATGTATTAAAAAAATGTAAATAAAATAATGAATCTGTATAAAATGCTTCTAATTCCTCTAAAGGAATAAATCTTTCAGTATTAATAGTTTCATATGTGTCTTCAGGAAATGATTTTTTTAGTTGTGAACGCATAACTAAAGTATTATATCTGTCAGTATCATCTGATGACATTTATTTTTTTCTCTATTCTATTATATATAAATTAAAGTTTTTCTTCAAGTTTTTTTATTCTTAAATTTATTTCTTTAATTGATTCAATAAGTAATGCAATCATATTACCATATGCAATTGATTTAGTATCATCATTATTTGTATATACAACTTCAGGAATAATTTTTTCAACTTCTTGTGCAATTAATCCAATAGATCTTTTTTCATCATTTAATAAATTATAATAAACACCTTTTAATTTATTTATTTTATCTAATGGATTTAATATATCAGTAATATTAGTTTTATAACGAATATCAGATAAACCAGTTATATATCCAGAAACAAAAACATTACCATTTACTTTTAAACCATAATTATCAATATTACTATAACCAATAAATAATTGTTGTTTTGTATAAATTATATTTCTAGATTCATCACTATAATTAAAACTAACAATTGAAGGTATAACATCATTATTACTTAATAATTTACCAGAATAATTTATATCTCCATTAATATCTAAAGTTTTTAAAGGATTACTTATACCAATTCCTAATCTATTATTTAAAATATCCCAAGTTAAATTTGAAGTTTGATAAAAAGGATTTCCTTTACCAGCACCTATAAATATTTGATTATTACTTAAATTTATTATACCAGTTCCTCCAAAATTAGTATCTAAAATACCACTAGTAACAGTTGATATATCACCAATACTATTTTGAATACCTCCACTAGAAGTTATAAAAGTATTTCCAACTTGTAATAAATCACAAATAATTTTACCTTTAACATGTAAAGGTGCTTCTGGATTATTATTATTAATACCTATTTTAGATTCAAAACTTTTAAGAACATTTGCACCAGTTGTTAAAATACTAGTACCAATACTTATATCATCTGTATTTATTAATCCTAAAACATCTAAATTAGCAATAGGTATTTTACCAATACCCATTTTATTTTCAGTAGTTATAACAGTTGACCCAACTTGAAAAGAGTTTGTTTTAAGTAATCCATTTATATCCAATGTACTAGTAGGAGTTTTACCAATACCTAAACGAATATTTATATTATCCCATTGTAAATTAGCAGTACTATTAAAATTATTAGTTTCACTAAAAATAATTCTACCAGAAGGAAAAGATGTTAAACCAGTACCACCTCTATTTACACCTAAGATACCAATTACATTATTAGCATTAATATTTCTAATATTAAATCCATTACCATAATAATTATTTATTCCAATATCAATATCTCCATTTACTTGAAAACTTTTTAAATCATTTAACCATTTAATATTACTAGTTTCACTTAATTTATTATTATCACTTGCATAAATAAAACTATTTTTTGTTATAGATGAAAAACCTAAACCACCTTTAGTAATAGGCATAATCCCACCTATTTTAGCGATATCAAGATTACTAATATTAAAACCATTTCCAACAAAATTTGAACAATTAATATTAGATGAAAATAAATTAGTATTTATTATCATTGATTTTAATTGTTCATTCCATTGAACATTTGATGAACTAGAAACCTTATTTTCATTAAATCCAAAAATAAATTCATTTGGATTAATATTTGATATACCTAAACCTCCATTTTTTAATGAAATAATATTAATTATTTTATTTGCATCAATATTTGAAGTATTTGAACCATTAATAAATAAATTATTTCTAATATTTAAATTACTTACATTTAATGTATTTGTATCATTATTCCAATTTAAATTACTTGTTGAAATTATATTACTTAAACCATTACCTATTAATAAATTACCAATATCAATATTAGATAAACCAGTTCCACCTTTAATTATAGGAACAGTATTAATAAAATTTAATGGATTTATATTAGTTATATTTGAACCATCACCATAAATATTACCAATAACATAAAGACTATTAGAATCATTTAACCAATATAAATTAGAAGTTGAATTTAGACTATTAGTATTTATTGAATAATAAGGAATACTATTAGTTATAAAATTATTAGTTCCAGTACCACCATTATTAATATTTAATATTTCAGAAAAATGATCATTATTAATAAATGGAATTTTAATAATTGGTGCAATATTACTTATAATTAATTTAGAATTCAAAAAAATTAATTCTTGTTTAGCATCTTCCCATAATAAATTACTAGTAACTATTAATGAATTTGTTCCATTTCCAATTAATAATCCTTTTGAATTTAAATTACTTCTTCCAGTTCCTCCAAATTGAACTAAACTAGAACCTATTACATTATTAATTAATATATTACTTAAATTTGAACCACTACCATAAAACTCTAATCCATATATATTTGAGGAAGATATAATTGAACCAGTTGTAGTAATTATATTTGATGTTACTATTAAATTTGATTTACTTATTATATTTAAATCTGATATTAAATCACCATTTAAAGTTCTTATATCAGATTTAGATAATAATCCACCATCTAAAATTTCAATATTAGAACTTATAATTAAATTAGAATATCCAATTATATTAAAATTAGCAATAATATCACTAGCAGATTTAATTATTCCATTACTTGTTATAATATCACCTTGAGCATAAATATTTAATCCAGATATAATAGAACCATTTGAAGTTATAATATTTGAATTTACATTTATATCATTACCTGAAAAAATTGATCCAGATAATGAAGTTATATTTGAAGCAGATATAATTGAACCATTAGTAGTTATTATATCATTTTCTGCATAAATATTTGATCCAGAACTAATATAACCATATAAAGAAATAATATTATCATTTGTTGATATATTTTTATTAATAAATAAATTAGCATTACCATAAATATTAGATTGAATTTCAATAAATGATTGAACAAATAAATTAGAATTTACATATAAATTAGAATTTACATAAATATTAGAATTTACATATAAATTAGAATTAATATTTATATTAGATGAAATATTTATATTACCATAATTAATATCTAAATTTGATGTTAATGTAATAATACCATTAATAATTAAATTATTATTAAAATTATCCCATTTAAAATTTGATGAATATGATATATTTTGATTATTATTAATAAATACAATTTGATTATTTCCATTTTGACCAATTAAATTTTTAATTTGAATATTTGATAAATTTGAACCATCACCATAAATTTTATTAACAAATAAATTAGAATTTATATATGTATCAATATTAATATCAAAATTAGAATTATATAAATAAATAGAAGTTTGTTCTTGATAAACATTTATTAAATTATTTGTTAATTTAATTCTATCATTAATAATTGTATCTATTAATTTATAAATATAACTTATTGATAATTTATGACCATTATAATCAATATCAAAATAATAATTATTTATATTAGGTTGATTATTTATATTTGATAATATTTCATTAAAAATCCATTGATTAGTTATATTATTTAATTTATAATTAACAATTCTTCTATAATTTGATAAATAAATATTTGTACCTGATTTTGATAATTTACCTCTATAAGTTTTTGTTGTTGAATCAAAATCAATATCTGTATCTTTAAGATTTATAATATAAGTAGGTTGAATATTAAAATAACGAACATCATTATTAACATTTAAAATTCTAGTTGTTTCATAATTAAGATTAATAAAATTATTATCATAAATGAAATGATAACCAGATTGTGTTGTTATTAAAATACGATTACCATAAGAATTAATATTTACAGATGTTACATAAGAATTTTGATATTCAAGTGGAAATTTAAGTAAATAAATTTCATAATTTCTGATAATATAAAAATTAAAAAAAGCAAAATCATTTATTGGTACTTCTGCTTTAACTGGATCATAAATAAAATTAGCAACAATTATATTACCTGTTTTAGTAGTATCAATATAAACAATTTTAGGATTAAATTGATTTTGATTTATAGTATAAATAAAAGAATTATGATAAAAATCAAAATCATTAAAATTTAATATTTTAACTTCACCATTTAATTTATTATTTACAAATAATAATTCATTAAAATTATTAATTGTTGATATTATTATATTACCATCACCTGAACAAGTAATATTTCTACCAATATGATAATAATTTCCAGATGATGAAAAAGGAACTCTAAAAGTAATTAATTGTTGTTGAATAAGTTCATTATTATTAAATGAATATTGATAAATACCACCAGTAACAATTGATGATTGAGAGGATAATTTTTGATTATAAGCACCTATAAAAATAGTTGAACCTGATTCAGAAATTGCAAATGATTGACCGAAAAAATTATTAATAATAGGAACATCAGTTATTTTATATATATTCCATTGATTAATATTAGATATATATTTATAAATTTCAATTGTATTATAATTATAACTTGGATCATTATTATAATAAGAATTAATAATTGTTTGTCCATTTGCATTCATTATTATAGGATTTATATATGGGGTATTTATAGTATTATTAACTAAATCTATATTACTTTGATTATTTAATGTAATAATACCAGAAGAAGGTAAAATATTAGTAATTTTAAAATCTCCATCATATAAATGAATAATAGATGTTGGTAAATCAATATTAAAACCAAATTTACCATTATAATAAATTTCTTTTTCTTTATTAATAATAATTGGTTTATAATCATTAGTAATTAAATTACCTTTAACTATTAAATTTTTATCAATAAGTGTATTTCCAAATACATGAAATAATTCTTTTGGAAATCTTGTTCCAATACCTACATTACCACCAATAAAATTAATATCATTTCCTAATTTATTCCAATTTTCATTTATTCCAATTAATTGAGAATTACTTAAAGTATTTGTAAATATTAATGGTTCTCCATTTGAAAAAATTGAACCATTTTGAATATTTATATTTCCAGAAACAATCATTGAATATTTAGAATTTCCGATTATATTAGAACCTATACCTACAAAATTTTCAACTAATAAACTATTTCTAGGAAGATATAAAGATTGATTATTTTGATTACTATAAAAATTATTACCACCTATAATAATACTTCCTCTTGATTTAATTGATGTTCCATAAAAATAATCTGGTAAAATAAATATTTTAGTATTGTTATTATTTAATTCATTTATTACAAATAAATCATTAAAATATGATAATAAATAAATATCATTATTATTACATACAAAATCACTTAAATTATTTAATCCATTTATTTTAAATATCATTATAGATTGAAAAAGACGATTAATAAAACCAAATATATATGCAAAACCATCTTTATCAATTACAATTGAACTATTTTTATATGCTTTACATTTAATAATTTGAATATTATTTAAATTTTGAATCATTATTGCTTGTGTTGTTGTTAAAGAAAGACCAATTAACGAATAACCACGATAAAATTTAGAATTATTAGGGTCATTTGAACCAAATGAAAATACACCTGTTGTAGTTAAAACAATTGTATGTGCATCACCACATGAAAAATCGGTAATAGTTCCAGTAATACCAGATACTTGTAAAAAACTAGCACCAGTAAAAACATAAAGATTATTTGTATTTGTTAAAATTACTAATTTATTTAATGTAAAAGAATTTGAATATGCTTCTATTTTAATTATTTTTTGATTTGAAGGTAAAATTCTAGGATCAGTTGCTATATAAGAATTATTTAATAATTGATATATTATTAAATTTCTATCATTATTTACAACATAAATTAATGAATTAGTATCAGAAATAGCAAAATCTATTAAACCATTTAAAGTAATAATTAAATTATTATTAAAATAAATACTAGAATTTAAATTATAAGCAAAATTATTTCCTTTTGTTTTAATTATTGAATTATTTAAATTTAAATTTTGATTTGTAAATATTTTATTTGTTAAATTATAAGTAATTAAATTTGTATTAGTTAATATATATAAATTTATATCATTCATATAAAGTTTTGTTATTATAAAAGGTGTGTCATTATATGTTCTTATTTTTCCTTTAATATCAAAAACACTTTCATTAAAAGGATTAGATGTTAAAGAATCATAATTTATAAGTTTAATATTAGATGTAATTAAATTATTAATTATTATATTATTATCATCAATAATTAATTGATTTTTATTATTAGTTAAAATTAATTGATTATTTGAGTTATTATTTGAATTTATAGATGTTATTATATTATTTGAAAATTGCATTTTTTTTCCAATTTCACCAAGATTACTTAATGTTAATTTTAAAGAATTATTATTAAAAATAACATCAACATTACTATCAATAACTATTTTAGAAGATTGAATTGATGTTATATTTGAAACACATAAAATATTATTTATTATTGTTTTTTCTTTTGATGAAATAAAAGAATTATCTGATATTATTAATGATTCTGTTTTTGTTTTACCATTAATATTTAATTTAATATCTGAATCTATTATCATATCATTATTGCTATTATTAATTAAAATTGTTCTTTTTTCTGAATATATATCAAAAAAATTCTTATTATTACTTGTAATAACAAAAGCAGGAAATCCTACTTGACCATCATTTTTTTCTAAATGAAAATAATAAGAAGGTTTAATATTAATACCTAATCTACCATTTTCAATATATGCATCACCATTTGCAATATGTATTTTTGCTTGAGGATTATTAGTTCCAATAGAAATTGCATCAAGATTATAAGTATAACCGGTTGTTATATCTGGTAAATAAGATATTGGAATTTTATTATTACTATCTAATAATGGAATTTTAGATGGAAATTCCTTTGCATTTATTAAACCATTTACATATATATTACCAGTAAATAAATTATTTGAAGAATTATAAATAATTGTATTATTAGATGTTGAAAATCCAATATTTGAATTTAAAAAATTGTATTCAATTGAATTTAATTTAACAAAAGATGTATTTGAATTTGATGAAAATTCAAATATTTTTTGATTATTAGGAGAATATGAACATGATAATTTATCATTATTTATAGATAAAGTATAATTTTCATAAATACTCATTTCTATATATTTATGTTTTATTATTAATTAATAATAATAATTCAGTTAATTCATCCTTATTCTTTTTAATTCTATTCCATTCACAATAAGTTTCTTCTTGAATTTCTTTTGGTTTTTTATTTAAACCCTTTTCTTTATTTTCATCTTTTAGTTTATTACTATAATATTTATAAAATATATTAAAATCTGTTTTTTTTGTTTCTTTATTATTATTTAATGATGTAATTGATGATAATTTAAATGATGTATTTTCAGTTTCATTATTATAATTATCATTATTTATAGATTTATTATCATTATCTATAGATTTATTATCATTATCTATAGATTTATTATCATTATCTATAGATTTATTATGATTATCTATAAATTTATTATCATTAAAATTATTAATAGATTCATGAATAATATTTTCATGTATTGTTATTAATGGTTCTTCATGAATAACTTTAGGCATACCACTTTTACGAAACCAAACTTTTTTATTATTTTTCATTTGAACAACCCATAATTGTTTATCAACACCTTCTTTTTCAAAACCTATATCAAATCCTATAGCACTAAATCCAATACCTTTAGGTGATTGTTCTTTTCCTGTATAAGTTTCAGTTGTAACATTTAAACATTGATAATTATTATTAACCCGTTTCATCTTTTTTATATGATATTTAAATATTAATATTCAATTTTTAAATATCATTTTTTTAAAAAATGATTTTATTTTAAATGTAACTAAATGTAATAATAATATGACTAATTTTCATATTAAAATTGATAATAAGTTTGATGAACTTATTATTAAAATGAAAAAAAATAAAATTGATATTAATGATATTATTTGTCTTAAAGAATTTATAATAGATAGTTATGATTATGAAAAATATATTCAAGATAATTTAATTACTAATGGTTTTAGAATGATTGATATTAGTCATCTTCTCTAAAATCTTCAAAATTATCATCAATATCTTCATCTACAATATCTTCTTCTACAACAAAATCATCATCTTCTTCCTCTTCTTCTTCTTCAGAATCAGAATCAGGATTATCAGTTTTTTTTGGTTCTTCTTCATTTTCTTCTTCATTTACTTCTTCTTCATCATAAATTTCAATATCATCATCAACTATTCCATCATCTTTAATAATATCATCATCATTATCATCAATAATAGCAGTTTTAATAAATTCTGCTTTATCTCTAATAATTTTACCAATAATAGAAATATGTTTATCAAATAATTGATATTTTTTGCCACAAACTTCAATTTTAATATCTTGTCCTATAGAAATTTTATCTAAATCTACTTCAGATTGTATTCCAGCAGAAATTTTAGGAATAATTATTTCTAAAATTGGTATTTTATCATAATAACCTTCAGCAAGTAATCCAAGTGAATTTTTTGCTTTAACTTTACATTTAATAATAGAACCTTGAATTGGATTGCAAATTTCAGCAATACAAACAACATCAAATGATACATTACCATTAAAATGTTGAGTTTTAACTATACCAATTGAACGTTTAAGAATTTTAATAGAATTTTTTTTAATATAACCATATTTAGAACATACATTTTCATATATTTTTTTTAATTTATCTAATATAATTGTATCAAAATCTTGATTTATTTCATTAGGTTTTAAAATAACATTAGTTTTAAACTTAATTGGAATAAATAATTCAGCCATTCCCCTATAATTAATATCTATTTATTAAATAATTATATCATTTTTTTTTAATTTTAAAAAATGATATAATTATTTATTATTTGTAATAAGTAGGGAAATATTAAAAATTATGGAATTATCAAAGGATGAACCTTTATTTAAAACAATTGAAATGATTAAAAAAGAAATTGCTGTTCTAAATAAGGTTATTTTGAAAATTCATAATAATACTGATTGGTCTGAAAGTGAATTTAATAATTTCACATCATTCTTAAGAAGTAATAATTATAAAGAAACTATTGATGATGAAATTTTAGAAGTTATTAATAATTCTAATTATTTAACTATTAATAAAATTGGTGGAATTATGAATTATTTATCTACTAATAATCATAAAGGAACTAATCATAAATGGGAAACTAAAGTAATAGTTAAAAATGAAAAAATAGATGATTTATTTGATGTTAATTTAGAAGTAGAAGTTTATAATAATAAAGAAATTGATGAAATTCCTAATTGGGAATTATTAGATAAAAAATTTAGATTTATGAAAAAATTTAATTATGATATAGGTAATGGTATTATTGCATCTGTTGCTATTATAAAATCTAATGATAAATTATCAGATTCATTAAAAAAATCAAAAGTATTAATGGGTTCTCAAAAATATGAATTTTCATTATCTTTAAATGAAATTAAAAATTTTAAAGATAATAAACAATTACTTGAATCAATTATTACAATTATTAAAGCATTATTTTTAGGTAATATTATACTTACAAAAAAACAACAAAAAGAAATTTTAGATGAGTATTCAACTTTAGTTAAAAAAGATATGCAATTACCTAAATATTATAAAGACATTCCTTTATTAACACCTAAACCTATTACATTAGAAAAAGTTAATCTTATTAATCCTGATGAATATGGTGCAGTTAGTATTTTAAGAGGATATGTAGTAACAGAAAAAGCGGATGGAGAAAGAATTTTATTATATGTTAATAATATTGGAAAAGTTTATTTAATTAACAATTCTTATAAAGTAGAAGAAACAGGAATAATAGCAAAAAAAGAATTATTTAATTCACTTATTGACGGTGAATATATTCATTGTAATAAAAGAATTGATGGAATTAAAAAGAATATGTATGCTGCATTTGATATTTATTATATTAATAATAAATCAGTAACATCATTACCATTAATAGATGGTAGATATACTGAATTACAGAAAATTAATAAATATTTAGATTTATCTAAAAGTGAATTTGAATTTATAGTTAAAGTTCATCATAATTCATCAAATATTTTAGGAGATTGTAAAACAATTTTAAGTAATCCGCGTAGATATCCATATGAAATTGATGGTTTAATTTTTACACCTGCTAAATTAGCAATATATTCATTTTATCCATCAATACCTGTACCAATTACTCAAAATATGAGTTGGGAACGTGCTTTTAAATGGAAACCGCCTGAACAAAATACAATTGATTTTTTAATTAAATTTATGGGTGAAATTAAAAAAGATGGTATTAAATATAAAAAAGTTGGATTATATGTTGGTTTTAATCCTCTTAGTTCAAAAGAAATTACAATAGAAGAAGGATTAAAACTTAGATATGACAAAAATTATAGTAAACAACAATTTATTGAAATGAAAGAAAAAATTAAAAATAAAGAAGATTTTATTCCTGTTTTATTTAAACCTATTATTTATTATACACCGGATGTTGAATTTGCTTTTATTCAAATTGATTCTAAAGGTGATATTAGAACTGAAGATAATATTAAAATTGAAAATGATACTATTATTGAATTTAGATATGAAATTGAAACTAAAAATTGGGTTCCTATGAGAATACGTGAAGATAAAACTAGAATGTATAAAGGAGGTAGTTTTAGTAAAACTGCTAATTCATTACCTGTTGCTATTAATGTTTGGCGTTCAATTCATAATCCAATTTCAAGAGAATTAATTATGGGTTCTGCTAGATTACTTGAAAGAGATATTTCTAGTGAAATTCAAGGTAAATCATTAGAAGCAGATGATATTTATTATAGTAGAGGTATTCCTAGACGTTCTTTATTATCATATAATATGACTACTTTTCATAATATTGGAATTAAAGAAAAATTATATTTAATGCCTGAAAAAAGAAATAGTTTACTTGAACTTGCTTGTGGTCAGGCAGGTGATTTATCAAGATGGATAAAAGGTAAATATACTTTCATCTTTGGTATTGATTATGCTAAAGATAATATTTATAAAGCAAATGAAGGTGCTTATGCACGTGTATTAAAAGAATTTAATCGTTTTAATAAAGAAAAAAAAGATGATAAAGTATTTTTTCCAAATATAGTTCTTGCAGCAGGTGATTGTGGAATTGATATTAAATCAGGTGCATCTGGTGTAGATGAAGAAAGTAAAGAATTAATGAAAATTATAATGAATTCTAATATTAAAACAAATAAACCACATTATAAATATATTATAGGTAAAGGAGCACTTAAATTTGATGTAGTTACTTGTATGTACGCTATTCATTATTTCTTTGAAAATGAAGAAAAATTACATGGATTTTTAAATAATGTTTCATCAAATTTAAAAACTGGTGGAAAATTTGTGACAACTTTTATGGATGGTGGCAGTGTTGAACGTGCTTTAAAAGATACTAAAACAGGTATTGTTGAAGGTAGAAGAAATTTAGATGATTCTAATATATTAGTTTGGGCAATTATTAAAAGATTTTCAAATGAAGAATTTTATAATAGAAAAATAGATGTTTTTATTGAAAATACTCAAAGATTAATTCCTGAATATTTAGTAAACTTTGATTTCTTAATTAAAAAAGCAAAAGAATTTGGTTTAGAAATGGAAGATACAGAATTATATTCTGAAACTTTTCAAAAACTTAAGGATAAAATTAATCCTATTGAAGAAAAACAAAATGACTTAGATAAAGCTATTATTGAATTAGATAAAGAAGAAATTCATAAAAAATTTAGTTTCTTCTTTCGTTGGGTTATTTTTAAGAAGATAAATTAGTTAATAATTGTTTAAATAATTCTATTGTTTCCAATGGAATATCATATATTTTTGTTAATGCAAAATGATACACTAATTTTTTTATATTTTTAATATTATTTGAATGACATAAATAATTCATTACTTCTTTTTGTGTAATTATTTTCTTTGAATATAATGTTGTTTGATGATGTCTTAATTGTGCTAAATGAAATCTAATTACAGGATTTAGAGTTTTATCTAAATTCATATTAGTTTTAAATCTCTTATATTTTGGATAATAATTAGTTGTTGCAATATATAAATTATAAATAATATCAGTCATAACAGTAAATACATGATTAATAATAATTTCTGCTGAGTCTACATTAATTAATTCTGGATAAAATTCCTGTAAATAATTATTAATTGTATAATTTGGTTTTTGAAGCATATATACATAAATGAAATTATACCATGTATTATAATTATTTGAATGAACTTCTTCTTTATGAAGAATCATTTCATTTGATACCTTATAAATTTTTTTATTTGTTTTCTTTATAATCAATGAATTTTCAGTTGTTGATGCATATTCAATTGCTTGATTTAAATCAGTAAAATAATGTGGATATTTAATACCTAATTGTTCAAATGGTTTATTTCGAATATCTTCCTCCTCCAATGTAATTCTATTTTTTGTATTAATATGAAAAATATATTTATATCCTTCACCTAAAATACTTGTATAGTCTACTATATGTTTGTTTTCATAATGAATTAATACAAATTCATATGAATTTAAACGACTAAGATTTGTTGTAAATAAATTTCTTAATACAGATGAAATATTTGGATCATTAATATCTACCTTATTTTTATAAATTTCAAATAATACCTCATCAAACATGAAACCATGAGATTTATTAGGATTTGAAAATTTTGAACTATTAATATCTGGACAACAACTTGAACCGAAATACCAATTATTTTCATGAAAATATACTGTAATTAATGTTCCATCTAATGCACCATAACAAATATCTGTTGTTTCAAAATAATTTTTCATATAATTATCAATTGATAATCTAATTGGAATTGAATTAGCATAACTAATTACTACATTATTTCCAATACTTCTTGAAAAATCTAATACAACACTTCTACATTCATCATATAATTCTTTAAAATCTTTAATATCATCTCTTTTATATGAATTATGGAGAAGACATAAAAATGGATTACTTTTAAATTTTTTAATTTTAATTGCTGGCCAATAATGTTTATCCTTTAAAATTTTTAATAAAATTTCTGGAAAATCTAAAACTTCACCAGAGTTAATAGATAATGAATTTTGATAGGTATCAGTAATAAGTGTTTGAAGAGACATTTTCCAAAAGAAATAAATATATTATACTTAATATTATTATTAAAATTTTAAATCATTTTTTAAATTTAAAAACAAAAATAACAAATGCATAATGCCAAAAAATATTGACATTTTTAAACCAGGTACTTAAGCCTCCGTGCGAATCACCTTGCGAACATCCATAATCGCCTTACCAAGCATATTTCTTCCCTTCCACTCCTCAATCGGGGTCAAGAGAGTATCGGTAATATTTAAACCATTACCCCAAATAGTATCATAAGGGGCACACTCAACAAACATCCGATCTCCAGTTTCAAGAAGAAACTTCTTTAATTCAGGATTCTGAGAAAACTTCGCATAATTCGCCTCGACAACAATTGAATATGCTTTCGCATTCCAAACGTTAGGGTCAAAGTTCTTAACACTGCGTCCAATCTCCTTATGACGCTTAGGGTCATCAGTCTCCATGACTTCGCGCATTGCATCTTCATCACCGAAAACTTTCGCCTTCATGTACATCATTCTCTGCTCACAGTTAACATAATGAATATCATCAAGTATAAAGGGAGAAGGAAACCATTGAGACGGAATACCGGATTTAAAGAGAACGAACTCATCATTGAGGAAAAACTTTTCATCAGCGTTAGGAGTAGTCATTTTAAGACAAATATAATAAAAAATGATATTTTCATTTTTTTATTATATTTAAATTAAAAATAATACAAATTAAATTAAAAAAATATTTTGACCATCTTTAATTCCATAAGAGGCAAATGTATTATTTGGATTTAATAATATACCACTAAATACTAATTTAGAATTTTCAATATCTATATTAAGTAATTCATTTAATTTAATAAATAAAACCATTACTACATCATATTCATCAACATTAATAACATATTTATCTTTACTAAAGGTATGTATAATTAAATCCATTCTATTTTAATTAAGTAAAATTTTTGTAACATACATTATATCATTATTTTTAATATTATAATCGCTTATTTTATTATTTGGATTTAAATATATACCATTATATAATAATCTTATTTTATTTATATTTATACCAGATATATCTTTTAATTTCATCATAACATTAATAATTTTTTCATCATCATCGGTAAAAATAATATTAGGTTCTTTTTTCATAGAATAAATAATAATTTTCATTTATTTATATTTAGTTAAGAGAATAAAGCTATTTAATTATTAAATATAAATAAGTCATTATGTATAATAAAGAACTTTATGATTTTATTAGTAAAGGAAATATAGAAAAAAGTTTATATGCTACATGTATATTTTTAATTGAAAATTCCAAAATTGAAATTTTAGAAGAAACACTTATATCTATTTGTTCTAATATAGGAACTTTTATAATGATACGTGATATATCAAAATTAAATGATATTATTTTATCTACTAAATATTTAATTGAAAATGAAAAAGTAAGTTCTTGTGACTATTTAATTTTAGTTACTAAAATGTGTATATTATGTAATCTTTATAATTCAAATCCAGTATCAAAAACTGGTATATTACCTATTGGAAAACTTAGAGAAAAAATATTAGATGTTTTTAGTGAAGATTCAAAATTAAGTTCAAATGGTATTATGCGATTTGAACAAATTATACCACCTACAAATAGTGATGCTTATTTATTATCATTAAAAATTATTTCATCATTTGTTCGTTTAATTAAAATTGTTGATAATGAGGCAACTGAAAGAAATATTGATTTATATGCAATAAAATTTAAAAATTGTTTTGATTATATTATTAGAAAAAAATATGCAATTGAAACAAAATTAAATCCTAATGAATGTGATCCTATTTATTTTTTATGGGGATTTATTGAAATTTTATTTCAACAAGAAGATTTTATTCATGCTTATTATTGGTTATTTAGTTATGATTATAAAAAATCCCTTAAATCACAAAGATTAGGTTTAATTTTTGCATGTTCAATTGCTATTATTTATAGTTTTAAACGTCATGTTTCTTCTGATTGGAATCAAAATGAACTAAATGTTATTTTTAAAACAAAAGAAATGACAATTGAATTTATGAAACAAGTTAAAAAAGATTTAAAATCTAGAGATATTCATATTCCAAATGATGAACCTGAAAAAAAAGAAAAACCAAAAATTGATGTTCTTGAATATTTAAATAATTATATACCAAAAGTAATTGATAAAAGAGATTTTATTGTCCAACCTATTTTTCTTGACGAATTTAAAACAATCGAAAGATAACAATATTTATAATTTTACATAATATATCCATATATTCTTCATTTCTTTCCAATATTTTATATTTAAATTATTATTATTTTTATTCTATAAAATTATAAAAATGATTTCATATTTATAATTTTATTTTTGACTTTATAGTCTAAACAATGAGTATTCCTCTCGCTCTTAGAATTGCTAATCAAATTTCGCAATTATCTGAAACAAATACAATTGTTATTCATCAACCAACATTTGACGATTATAATGCGATTACTTATAAGAAGTTTCTTGCTTATGATATTGCAAAATTTATTAATCCTGATTCAGGATATAGTTTTCATTCTAATATTGGTTCTTTTATGAGTTTCAAGAATTTTGAGAAAGGAACATATGTTATTGTCTTGCCTATCGTAGATGCAATATTTGATGACTATATTGAAGTTGTTTGCTTTTATTGTAAGGATTCCGATGAATTTGTGAAGTTATATATTTCGATGTAATATTTAAAATAAATAACAAAAACTTTTTGTTATTTTCTACAACCACTTATGAGGTCATGGCAAAACGAAATTCTAACATATCAACAAGTTGAGTGAATTCAGGGTCTTCAAAGTCTTGATTAACCCTATTCTCATTAACCTCAATTTGATAGTCATAATCTGAATCATATTCATAGTCATATTCATGAAATTTAATATTATAGTAATCTTCATCCTCGCAAAGGTCACCATTTGGTAATATTACAGGCATTTAATTACTAAATTTCACAATAATTATTAAAAAATAAAAATCATTTTTTAAAATTAACAGATAATAATATAAACATTTTATACATTAACCAACTTTAATTAAAAATAACAAAAAGATTTTTTTTGTTATTTTTGAACGAAACTTCTCAGCAAGCAGACAAAGCGAGTCGAAACTCGAACTTGTCAACTAAGTCAGTGAAACAGGGATCCTCAAAATCATCATTATACTCATCATCTTCCTCAAAATTATAGTCATGAATATGTTCTCCAAGAATCTCTTCATCGTCATAAAGTTCACCACCAATAGTAAAAGGCATCTTTATTTGACTATTCGTCAAAAAATAATAAAAAACATAAATTCATATTTTATTAAATTATAGATTAAATAAATACAAATTTAGAAAAAAATGATTTTGATTATAATTTATTAATAATTGTTATTTTAACTATGAATAAACCTGTTTATAAATTACTTCCATGGATTAATGAAAAAATTTTAGATATTGGTGAATTATGTGAAAATCCAAATGCAATATCAATTATTTTAAACTTAAAAGATGATGAGATTTCATGGAAACGATTATCTATTAATTCTCATCCTTTAGCAATTGAAATGCTTAGGAAAAATATTAATAAAATAAGTTGGAGTTTTCTTTCACAAAATCGAAGTTATTATGCTATGAAATTAATTGAAGAAAATATTGAGAAGGCAGATTGGGATTCTATATCAGAAAATCCATTTGGAATTGAATTATTAGAAAAATATCCTGATAAAATTTCGTGGTATTCAATATGTAAAAATTGTAATGCAATTGATATTATTAAGAAAAATCCTGAAAGAATTAATTGGAAAACATTGTCAACTAATAAAAATGCAGATGAATTAATTCTTGCAAATATAGATAAAATTAATTGGGAGTTATTATCAATTAATGAAAATCCAAAAATTGTAAAATTATTAATTGAAAATAGTGATAAAATCGATTGGCAAATATTTTCTATAAATACATGTGATTTAGCAGTTAAATTTTTAATTAAAAATGAAAGTAAAATACGTTGGGAATATTTTTCTGAAAATTCAAATCCATATGCTATAGAATTTATGTATAAAAATTTACATAAAATAGATTGGTACTTTGCATCTTTAAATGGTGGTGCAATTGAAATTTTAAAGGAAAATAAAGATAAAATAAATAGATGGTGTTTTTCAGCAAATCCATCAATATTTACTTTAGATTATGAAAAAATGCGACTTAATTTTATGGATATTGAAGAGGAAATTTTAAAAATAGTTTTACATCCTAAGAGAATTGATTTTTACCGTGATAATTATAATTATGATATTGATGATATGTTTGATTAATAACCATACATTTCTTCTAAATAGTCATAATTTTCAATTTCTAAATATTTTTTTATTCTTTTTGGGTTCATTGCTTCAATTATAATTTCTTCTTTTATATTTATAAAATTTTCAGTCATTTTATTATAATCTAATTTAAAAATTAAAGGATTTAAAGATAAAAAAGACCATTCAATTTCAGTTAATTCATTTAAATTTTTTTTTATTATATCAATTATTCTTGGATTTGAATTTTCAGCAAGTAATAAATAACTTATTTTATCTTGATTTTTAAATAATAAATCTATTGCTTTATCATTATTATTTAAAGATAATCGATTCCAATCAATTTTATCTTGATTTTTAAATAATAAATCTATTGCTTTATCATTATTATTTAAAGATAATCGATTCCAATCAATTTTATCTTGATTTTTAAATAATAAATCAACTGCACGAGAATTTGAATTTTTTGATAAATGATTCCAATTAATTTTATCTTGATTTTCTAATAATAAATCAACTGCATTATCATTTGAATTACTAGATAATAATGTCCAAATAATAAATTCAGGATTATCTTTTAAAATTTTTATTGCTTTATTATTTGTATTTAAAGCAAGATTATACCAACAAATTTTATTTTGATTTTCAGAAAGTAATTCAAGTGCTTCATCACTTGTATTTAAAGAAAGAATATTCCAATTTATTAAATTAGGATTATTTCTTAAAATTGATATTGTTTTTTTATTAGCAGATAATTGGTAAGAAGAAATATTTTTAAAATTAGGTTTAATAATCTTATTTATTATTTCTTCATTTTCATTTTTTCCAATATAACTATATGAAATTTTTTTTAAATTAGATAAAATCAAATCACTTGCATTTTTATTTCCTGATAAATAATACCAATTAATTTTATCAGGATTTGTTTTTAAATAATCAATCGCATATTCATTTTGACATATTGATTCTAAATCTAAATATGATTCATATAATTCTATCCAATCATGTAATTTATATACTGGTTTATTCATTTTTAAATTAAATAAATATATATGATATCATATATTTATATGATAATTAAAAAAATATAAAAAAGTAATATAAAATATAATCAATAATCAAATAATTCTTCAATATAATCATAATCTGGATTTTTAAATACTCTAAGAGGATGCATAACTTCTTTAATTAAATCTTCTTTTAAATTTATAAATTTATCAGACATTTTTTGATAATCTAATTTAAATATTAAAGGATTTGATGAAAAAGTATACCAACAAATTCTATCAATATTTTCTTTTAATATATTAAGTATTCTTGGATTTTTATTATAACATAAATTTATAAAATCAATTTTTTCAGGATTTTCTAATATTAAATCAATTGCTATATCATTTTCATTATAACATAATCCAGACCAATTAGTTATTTTATTTTTATTTTTTTTAAGAAACTTCATTGCTTTATTATTTGTATTATAAACTATACTATACATATTGATTAATTCAGGTCTAGTAAATAATAAATCAATTGCTCTATCATTGGTATTCATTGATAAATTATACCAAATAATTTTATCTTTATTTTCTAATAATAAATCAATTGCATTATCATTTGAATTTTTTGATAAATTTAACCAATTTATTTCTTTTTGATTTTTTTTTAAATATTGAATTGCATAATCACATTCATTTGATGATAATTGACACCAATTAATTTTATCAGGATGTTCAAATAAAAATTCAAGAATTTCTGGATTAGTATTTGATGATAAATTTGTCCAAATAATTTTATCTTTATAATTATCATTTTTAAATAATTCTAATATTTTAGGATTACTATTATAAGATAAATAATACCAACATATTAAATCAATATTTTTCATTAAATAATTAACTGCAAATGGATTTTTTGATAAATAAAATAATTGAACACTTTTAACTATATTTTTATTTAATGTTAATAATTCATAACTAAAATAATCATTACGAAATGCTAAATTAAAATAATTAATAAATTTATAATTTTTTCTTAATAATTCTTCACCATTAGGATTAATACTCATACCTGTCCAATTTATAAAATCAATAGGTATCCAATCTAATAATTTATATGAAGGTGAATTCATTTTATTAATAAGTATATTATTAATAAAAAATGATATATCATTTTTTATTATAATATAAATATTAATGAATAATTCTATAATAAATGGTAGTTATTATATTGGTAAAGGATTACCACCACAATTAAATACACCATCTGCTTTAAAAAAAGAAAAAAAAGTAAAATTATTTTGAATTTATATTTGATAATAGTCTTGAATCAAAATCTTTAAAATCTGAAATTTTAATTTTTGTAAATTCTTTACCTAATATCCAACAACCATATGTATATAAACAAAAAATAGAAGAATTAATAAAAGTAATTATTTTTGAATTCATCTTTATTTATATTTCTATATGTTTATTTATATAATTATCATATTTACAGAGAAGTTTATAACCCTTAATAACTGTAACTTCACTTACATTACAAACTTCAGCAAATTGTTTTTTTACATATCCTAATTTCTTTTTTTCAGAATAATAATAAAGAATTGATGCACAACTTGATGTTGGCGAATTATCACTCATTATTTCACTATCTTCAAGAAATTTTACCAATTTTTTACATTTATCTATATCCTCCATTTTCATATCAAGTATTGAACAATATCGTGAAATAAATTCTAATGGAGATGATGTTATTACATTTATTTGTAATAAAGTTTGAAAACGCGAATTACCCTTATTTAAAATTACAGGATCTATATCAAACATTTTTGCTATTTCTTTTGAACTTCTTGGCAAATTATTCATTAAACATGCATGATATATACATGATGCAATTAATCCTTCTTTATTATCACCTCTACTTATCTTTTTTTCAGATGCTCTTTTATATAAAACCTTTGCATCATCTACTATTTTTTGTGGTATTCCATTACTTAATGCAACACATGTAAGTTTATCAAAAACATTCCATAATGTTCTCTCATTATAAGGCATTGCATTCCACATTTGATATTGTCTAATCCTTCTGATATCAAAATTATTACTAAATCTATTTCCACCTATCATTGAACCAAGTGATGATTTAGGTAATAATACGTTTGTTGGTAATCCACATCTAGATGGATCATCACTTTTACTATCTGAACCATAATAACGCCATTCTGCAGTATTATCAATTACTTTTCCAATTATAGAACTACATTCACCACATATTTGCATATTATCTTCTACTATAAATATTTTTGAACCACATACACATATTATATCTTCATCATCTAATTTGGTTTCCTTTAAACCATCCATTATATTCCAAATATCATCTTCTGTATTAAAAGTCATCACTTAAAAATAATTTTAAATCCTTAAATCAAAATAATCAATTTTTATATATAGTTATTATTAGTTATGGAATCAAAAAAAATTGTCTTATCGATTTTATCATTATACTTATTAATTTTTTGTAATTTTACAAAAGAATTAGTTGGATGTAAATTAACATATTTATTAGATACAAATATTTATTTTAAACATATTATAGCATTTATATTATTATTATTTTTAATTATTTTAATAGATGAAGAAAATATAAAAAAAAGTATTTTTGTTAATTTAATTTTTGCTATTATTATTTATATTTTCTTTTTGATTTCAACACGAATTAATTATATATTTATTATTATAATTTTAATATTATTATTATGTATATATATATTAGATAAAATTTCTTTAAAAGAAAAAGAAAATAATAATAAAATTAATTATGATTATTATCAAAAAATTGAAATAATTCTAATAATATTAGTTACTATAACAATAATAATAGGTTTTATTAAATATATGATAGAAAAATATAATGAATATAATAAAAATTTTTCTTTATTAACATTTATTTTTGGTACTCTTAAATGTAAGTTAACTTAAAATAATTTTATATAAATAATAATTACATTTATTTATATAAATGACAACAATTACTAATAATGATATTACTAATAATGATATTACTAATAATGATATTACTAATAATGATATTAATAATAATGAATTA